AGGGGCCACCGAAGCAGCCCCATGCTTAACGGTTGTTACTTAGGCACAACCAGAGTCAGACCAGCTTCAGGACGAAGTACGGCGGTGCCGTATAGCGTATCTGAAGTAAACAGGTTAGCAAGGAACTCTTGCTTGTACTGTGTCTGTGAGCGAACACCTTGCTGCTCAGCCATGACCAATGCGTCACGTTGGAACAACAGAGCACCCAGCATGTCAACAGAAGCAGCGGTGTTATCGCCAGCAGCTTCTACGACAGGACAGTTGGTGCTGACAAAAATGTCAATACCGTACAACTGACCAATTTGACCGTTAGTAACCTGACCGTTGTTTACGAAGTCAGAGCTAACATAGCGGTCGATGCCCATGATAGTGTTGCGTACTGAAGGAGGTACAACAAAGTTGCGTCCGTCCATAGGTACGTCTTCATCGTCCAGCTTCTGAATGATGGCACGGAAAGCAGAGTCAACAAAGACATCTGAAGCCGTTACAGTATCAGCAGCGTAGGTAGTCAAAGCGTTAGAGCTTGAGTTATCTACGAAGAAAGTACCGCCATTGTTCAGGTAGGTGGAAGATGTAGTACCCGCGCTACCCAAGCCCGTAGCCAGAGAGTGCAGGTCGGTGTCAACTTGCTTAGCCAGCGCATAGCCAGCATCTTCAGTATAGAACTGACGCAAAGAAGACAGTGCTTGTACATCCGTAATATCCTCAATCAAACGTGAGTATTCAAAGTGCTTGTCAATAGAGACTTGTACTTCGCCTTCAGTGTTTGCTTGAATGGTTACGGCAGTCTTAGCTGCTTTAGCGTGTGCATCACCACGGACAGGCTTAGGCACATGGATAGTGTCGCCTTTCTTGCCAGCCATAGACATCTTCTTGACAAGATTTGCCAAGACGAGGTTCTTTTGGTATGCAGCAATAATCTCATCACTCCAAATTTCTGGAATGAAAGTTGCCGCAGCGGTGTTGTCGGTAAACCCGCCAGTTGCGGGATATGTAGAATCAGTCATTTAATATCTCCTCAGATATACTATTTGACCCGTTTCTCAGCATACGCTCTCATTATTTCATCTTGTAGAGCGGCATACCTATGAGGGTCATCTTTCATAAGTCTAATAATGTCTGCGCGTCTATAGATCTTCTTGGGGCTTGATTCAGAGCTACCACTAGCACTACCTGTACTAGCTGACTTTACTGCTTGCTTACGGCTTTGTTTTTCAACACTAGCTGCTTGACCAATCATCTGTTGACGTTCTTTCCAAAGGCTGAAAAGTTCGTCAGCAGCTTCGTAATCATACTGCTTGTCTGCCGCTACAAAGAGCTTAGTTCTAATTTTAGATGCTTCAATCCACTCTGCAAATTTAGTATCCTGTAAGATACTTTCCATGTCAGGGTGATTAGCCTTCAGTGCTGACAATGCTGTTTGCATCTTGTACTGTTGACTAACTGATTCAGCTTCCTTAATCTTAGGGTGATTCTGGATAGCCTGTGCTACTGCCTTTTCAGGGTCAGTAAAGAAGTCTATTTCTTCGACTTGTTCTTGTTGTTCGGGTGCCGGTGGAGAGTTATGTGTGGATATATATGTATCAACAACCTTACGTAGTTCACCTACTTCAGAACTTTGACGCCCTAGTAGCTTTTCAGCTTCTTGGTGCATCTGTACAAGTTCCTTAGCAGACTTGCCTTGGTATTTCTCAGGAATCTCAGGTTCACTAGTGGTTGCCTGTTCTTCCTCTTGAGGTTGCTCTTGTTCAGCAAAAACGTCCTCTTGTGACGGTTGCTGCTCCTCACGCTCAATTATTTTAGCCATTATTAAACTCCGTACTTATAGTATTGTGGAGGGATTAAAAAAAGGGTTCTAGCTAGGAACTTTGCTTTTTCTCGTATTGGATGTGACTCGCTCTAGCCTTAGCCCAACGCCTAGTGGCGTCAGGAAAGTCTCCGCTAATAGGGTCTAGTTTAGACCTTACAGGCGAGATAATCCGTTTAGCGCTGTAACCACACTCGCACCTTACAGTGTGTTGGTCTACAGGTACTAATTCTTCAAATACATGCCCGTCAAGACACTTAAAGTCGTACAGTCTTAACATTACGTTTCCAAGGCGTACTGTTCCTGTACAGGCTCTTTAGCTTCCTGTTCCGCGTTTTGTATTTGAGCTTCTAGGTTAAAAACAGTAGCGAGTATTGCAAGTTGTCCTTTACGGAAATGCAAGTTATCGTTATCTGTTGTGAACTCTACTGAATTAATCTGTGCTACATTCTGGCCTAAATCGTCTATAAGTTGTTTCCAACCTTCTGAACGAAACATCTCAAAATAATTAGCAAAGTAAACTTCAAGTTCTTTAGTCATCTTATGTATTCCCTTAATAAGTTAAGATACAAGATGTATAGTATAGCATACTTTTGACAAAATGTCAAGTATTATTTTACATTTTTCTACCAGCAGGCTTGCGAGCAGGTTTGCGCTGCATTGCTTTTTTCTTCTTAGGTGGTCGTCCTACTTTACTTCCGTAAGTTCCTTTACCGTATGGCATATCATTTTCCTTTTTGTTGTTAAACTGAGCGTAAGTTACCGGATGCTTTTTTACTCGCTACTCTTGCACTTGCTTCTAAGACAAAAGTAGAGTGCTTTTCAATCATATCAAGAATCTTTAGTTGCAAGTCAATATCTTGAGCTTCTATTAGACAACCTCCTAAAAAGGAAATTGTTTCTGAGTTAAGACGTATAATGCCCGTTTCAGGATTCTCAATCATAGGTACGAGTTCAGATTCAATCATCATATCCAGTCCTTATTTTTTTCTTGACTTAGCCCCTGAACATTTCCAACGCTTGCGCGATAGGTTGTTTGGAGTATTTGGGTCGTTTTGCTTTTTCTTAGGCAGTCTTTTTTTGATGCCTAAACTTCTAGCGCAATAACTGTCGCCTTTGCTAGTTCCGGGCTTAACTCTAGGCCCACCACCTTTTGCTTTACCGGCTTGTCCGTAGGAGACTTTCTTACCACTAGAGGTTATCTTTACTTTTGCTTTTCCTTTCCTTGGTGTCGCCATTAAGTATCCTCTTGTTTAGTCTTGCGCGTCTGCGCTGGCCTTTTCGTTTCATTCTTGGATTCTAGTTCCTTAATCTTGTTTTCAAGTTCTTCAAACTTGGCATTAATTTGGTCAATAGCGTCTTGGAACTGTGCTGAAGTAATTACCATTTTATTGTCCTTGTCCCTCTACAGGGGGTCGCATAGGTTGATTAGGTTGCGTGGGTTGCGGGGGTTGCTGAGAAAGTTTTAAGTCAATCTCTTTCTCTTTCAACATGGTTTGTGCCATCTTCAGCCTACGTTCAAACTCTTTATCGTCTTGGTCGCCTGCCTGTAGATTGGTTGTGATAGCTTTAATCCTGTCAATCTCTAGCTCCTGTGGTGCCAACTGAGTCTCTACAGCCATCTTCTGTGCTCTAGCTTGTGATTCAGTAGCTTGACCGTTCAACGCTGCTGTCTGAGACTGCTGGAAGGCTAGTTGTGCCTGTTGTGCAGCCTGAGCCAACTGTTGTTGCTCTGGAGTAGGCTGTGATTGCTGTGCTGCCTGTTGTAAACGAGCAGTTAGTTCTTCACGGTTTGACAGGTTCATGTTGTCAATTATGGACTCTATAAGTGTGTTGTACAGAGGTGAGTCCTGTGACATTGTTTGCAAAAGTTGTACAAGCTGTGTAACTTCGTACTCACGAGCAATGATGCCTAGAGTAGACGCTGCATTGAACTTGTAGTCAGCAACGGGATAGTTGTCAGGATCAAACTGCATGTAACGACACGCTGCTTTCTTGACAAACGGAACCAAGAAACAATCTTGAAAGTTAACTAGTGTACGCTTGTGACGCTTAATGATAGCGCCAAGAGACATACTAATACCAGCAGCAGTCGCATCACCATTGATGCTCCCCGGAATACCAGCGGAGTCTATGGCCCCTGTTGACATCTGAACCATACGCTGTAGTGCGTTAGCTTGCTCAAATGTAATCTGGCTTACTTGTCCAAAGTTAAAAGGTTGTAATACTTGTCGTGGGTCGCCGTTGGTTAGAATAATCTTGCCCGGACGAACTTGTGGCCTAGACCCTCTAGGAAGCCGTGTGGCGTCCATAGCGAGCATTGGGTGTACAGTAAGGGATAAGGCGTCAATACGTGCGCGAAGCTCTGTATCAAGCGCCTTTTGGCTGTTATAGCCCTTCTCACAAACACCACGACCCCAGAACCGACCCGGTACAACATCCCAAGGGAAAGCTACGATAGGCCGGTCTTGCATCATGTAAGGGTTTTCTTCAGCTTTCAGTAGTATACCGCCGTTAGCAATAACAATAATTGCTTCTACGTAGTAGCCCTGATTAGCTTCTTCTTCCTCACCTTCAGGAGTCAAAGACTGTACTTCAGCAATGTCCTCATCATCCTCAAGCAGTGCTTCCTGCTCAG